TGTTTCATCACAAAGAACACATCCCCAACGAGTAGCCACAAAATTGTGTTCTGCCGTAAAACCCCAGTCAAGTACCTTGCTAATATGTTGGTGCATTTTGTCCCTACTCTGTTGTAAAGTTAGCCGAAGTTACAATCCCATCAGCAATCATTGCCGTTCTGATACCCTCAGTAATTCCAGTATGTTGACATCCACCCATATAGTAAGCGGTGTAAGTTGCTAACTCATCTTCTGTTGGATACTGTGTAAGTGAATAAACACCACCACTAAGAATGATGGTGTAACTTTTTGTTCGTTGTTTAAAGTGTGTGAACAAACGGTGACCACCAATGTGACCCTGTTCTAGGGTTGGTGTTACTAGTGTATAAGTTGCCATTGTTCTCCTTAATGAACTTACCAAGAGGCAGGGTTTCCCCTGCCACTCAGTCAATCAACTAAGCGACTGATGAACCGTTGAGAATACGATACAAGGCTGCTTCGCGGTAACGCTTGAAGCCAAGAACGCCGTACCAACCCATTGGGCGGAAACGCATCAACTGGTCAATTACTGGACCGATAACTACGTGTGGCTCTTCAGCAACGGCTTCAGCCATTGCTTCCTTGCCAGCAAGAATTGTGCGGTATACCTTGGCACTTGAAGCACCGTCAGTATCGTTGAACATACGAGCAGACTCTACGAAGTAGGCTCCTTCATATGAACCAATTTCTCCAGCCCAAATCTCATCCTTTGAGTTGTACTCGTGAGGAATACGCCATCCACCAGCACCAGTCTCAGCACGAAGGTCGTGTGAAATTTCTGGATGAATACCACACCAGTACATTGAACCCTTACGAGGAACTGACAGACCTGAACGCAACTTAGCAACAGCCTTACGGATGTTAGCAGAAGTGATTGTATCTGTAGCAGCAATTGTTACTGTGTTAGTACGTGTACCACCGTAGATGATGTTTGTACCACCACGGAGTTCAGTCTGTGCGACTGTATCAATTGAACCTGCAAGGTTGAAAGCGATGATGTTAGCAATTGCTGGGTCTACGTCAGCAAGGCTGAATAGTTCCAAAGCACGTGTAACAAGGACAGAGTTACCATACTCAGCAAGAGTAATAGTAACTGATGTTGGAGCAGCAATCTGTACTGAGTCACGCTCAGTTGATTCTGTCAAAGCAGTTGTCTGTTCAGACAAATCTGCGTATAGTTGTAGGACTACGGTTGAGCCAGGGTTTGCTAACTTAGTGGGCTTCTTATCTGCGACACTACGAATTAGGGGTTCTGAACGCAACGCAAAGTCTAATAGTCGGTCATACGCCTTTTGGACGAGACCTGCACCACCAGCGGTACCAGCGAGATTGCCAGTAGAAGATGTATATGCATTAGCCATTGTTGTTCACCTCCTAAGGTGAGTTATGAAATTACTATGTGTTTACTGCTGTTGAGAGTAGATAATTGAGTTAAGTTCTTCTGCGGAAGCCGCATTATTAATTCGACTCAATAAATCTTCTGCTCGGTCAGGGGACATACCAAGTTGAGTAACTACATCTTGCTGTCTTAAGACTGCACGATTTAGTTCTTGCTCTTGATTTACCTCTGGCGCTGCTAATCCAAACAAGTCTCCATTATCATCAAGCCAGTTATTAACTGACTCTTCGGTAATATCATCCAAGTCTTTTAGGATTAATCGTTGTGCCTTTGGATTGACACCCTTCTTGTCTAGGACTTCTTTGACTGTACGCTCACGCTGCGACTTGGATAGTCCCTCAAGTTGCTCAGTAAGTTCCTTGATACGCTTTTCATCGTTGCGCTTGGCTTTCCGTAACTTTTTAAGTAAGTCACTTCCATCCATCTGCACTTCGTTGTCGGTATCTAGGTCGTCTTCATCTTCATCCCAGTAGTTGTTGCTCATAGCAACCCACCCTTCTATTCGTTTGAATCGCAAGCCTCAGATTCTAGTCGGGGAACTAGCCTGGCTCTTACTACCAGTCTTCTACGCTATGTGGGCTGGTCGGTCACATAGGATTCTATTTGTTTAAATCATTCCTCTGGTTTGTGAGGCTAGTATTCCACTAGTCCTACCTTTGTAACGATTTTCTTCTTCTGCAGTAAGTCTTTCAAGGTTAGAGATTGCGCTTGCTTTTTTGCCAATTACAGCATCTGCTAAGCCAGCAACACCCATTGACTTTTGACCAGAAATATCAGAAAGTTTTTGTTCCGTTTCACGGGCAAGTGCAACTTGACCAAAGCCAGTAATTGTAGACTGGTATGTACTTCCACCTGCTGCATAGTTTGATGCTTGTTCTGCTGTAATTCCGCCAGCAAGTGTGTTAGCGCCAATGCCTTGAGTCTCTGCTGCTGCAAGTACTTGGTAACCCTTAATTTCTCTATCAAGTTCAGCAACACCTTTTGTACCAGTAAGCAAAGCCTTGGCAAGTTTACTTCGGTCAGCCGTTGGATAATAACGATTAATTGTATCTTTAACTTCTTTAGGAGCCTGGTCAATAGTATCAAAAACTTTTGTAATATTTTCTGCAACAGTTGATACTGCAATTCCCTTGCCCAATAGTTCACTGGTGTAAGAATCTGTAGCAAGGTCACCAAGATTACTTCTACGGAATATGTCTCCTAATTCAGCCTGAGACTTTACAAACTCTCCAATTGTGGGAACTTCAACAGAAGCACCTGAAGCCTTAAGGTCCTGCAATTTATAAATTGCTGAGAATCTATCTGTAAATGGTTTCATAGCAGGGTCATTACGCCCAGCCATAAATGCTAAATTTATTGATTCGTCTGCTGTAGAGCCAGTCTTGTAAAATGTAGAAACGCTCTTGTAAAGTGCATCAACCCAAGGTTTAGCAGATTCAGCATCTCCAAAATATAAAGCAACTGTCTTTCGGAATGTATCAACTGCAAGACCTGGAGTATAATCTGTAGGTACATAATTTTCTGCAGGTGTTCCATCAGTTGCTTTGCCTGTAGCCACACCTCTTACGTAAGTTATGCCATTATCGTTGCCATTAAATGGAAGCCCGCTAAAGTATAGAATGCCACCAAGCATTTGAAAAACATTAGAACCTTTAACAGCAAGTGACGCAAGGTCAACGGGTCCAGTTGGTGTTGTTCCGCCCCTAGCAGCAGCACGTGCTGCTGATTTAGCAGCAAGGTCTGCTTCACGAGCAGCCTTTGCATCTGCTAATTTTTGTGCTGTAGCATCTGCTTTGGCTTGTTTTGCCTCCGCTGCTTTTTCTGCTGCGGCATCAGCCTGTTGTTTTTGAAGTGCTGCAATGGTGGCTTTGTTCTTTGCAATCTGCGCCTCAGCGGCGGCTTGCATCTTTTCAAGTCTTGCCTTCTCGGCTGCGGAAATTGCCATTATTGTCCAAATCCAGCAGCGCGAGCAAAGGCGACTCCAGCGTCCCTGGCCTCTTCATTTGCTGCTTTAGTTTTTTCACGGTTGGGATGATTGAGTGCGTAGTAGTAAACATCTGTAATAGATGGGGCTGGTGCCTTACCAGTAACATCTGGGTTCAAGAACCGAGTTACATTAGGGTCATCAAGTTTAAATGAACCAGCATCCATTTCCCAAACTTTGGAAAGAGTTCCAATAATAGGCTCAGCAATATCTGACATAGTGAGCCCAGGCGTTCCCTTGAGTCGGTCAGCGTAGGCTGGGTAAAGTTTCTGTGCCTTTGTTGAAAATTCAAGTCTTAAGTCGTCAACGGTTTTAGTGCCAGAGGCAACATCTACTCCAAGGGCATTGATTTCTTTAGCACTTAAGTTGTTAATTCCATATGCCTTAAGAAGTGTAGAGACATTAGAAATCTGCTTAATTGCTGCAGATGGAATGCTTTTAGTATCTCCAAGGTTTACCTTGGCCCAGAGGAATGATTCAGTAAAAGACTTAGGGTCAAAAGCGGATGGGGTTGTAACCGTCTCATAGCCACCAGTAGTAGCCTTACGAGTTATTGTCTTACCAGTTGCGGCTTCTTCATTTATTTTAGAAAGAAAATCTGCTCTATCGGCATCTGTAAGAAGTGTAATATCAAAGCCAATTGTCTTGGCAATCTTGTTGAGCGTAGCGTTTGCATTGACAGTATCATATTTAATAATGTTTGTTGTAACGCCTTGATTCATTGGTGAGTTTGCAGTTAATACTTGAAGAACGTCCCAAGGGGATTCTTTCTTGCCTTGCTTAAATGATGCTACTGCACCATCTACAATGTCATTCCATAGGTTCTGTCGAGCAGAGTCTGTTGGTTGACGATTAGATACTCCAAGAAGATATTCAGAAAGAGCAATCTGAGAGTTCAAAGGAAGTTTGGCAAAAGACTTTTTAATTGTTGAAGACTCAGCCTTTACAAGGTTGCCCTTAGCATCTGGCATCCAAAGGTAAACTTTTTCTTTTGTGTCTGCCTTTGGTGTAACAATAATGGTACCAGGCGGTGTTGGAACTGGTTTTTCTGCCATTATTTGTTCTCCCTTAGATTATCATTTTCAAAATATCTTGTAATCATTCTTTGAAGCACTGGGTCCCACATATCATAACTAGATTCAAGATAAGCAGCCCAAGCATCTTTAACGCTACCCTTTGTTCCAGTAGGTGCATCTTTGTATGCTGCTACATAGTCATTGCGGTATTTAACAAAACTTTTAGCGTGCTGCCAAAACTGGGTATTGCCATACTTCTTCATAAACTCTTGGTCTTTAACAATTGTTGAAAGACCCTGAGATTGAATCCAGGCTTGATTGCCCTTAGTGGCATTCTTTTGATATTCTTGGAACCAGGCAAAACTTCCTTTTCCAAGAGTATTTTCTGTATAATCTTTAAGTTGTGCTCTAAGTTCAGGTACGCTTAAGTAACTTGGGTATCCAGCAGCCTTTGCTGCATCGTTGTAACGCTTCTTTTCTGCAGTATATGCAGCCCAGAAGCGAGACTTTTCAATCTCTTCTTCAACGAGTGCTGGTGTCTTAAGGTTCTTATTAACCATTGTACCATCTGGGAATCGAGCAGTTGTTGAGTTAAGAAACTTATTGACCTGAGGGCTATATTCCTTTGGCAAATCGGCAACCATAAGACCAATTACAGATGGGTCAATTTGGCGCAATTTAGTAGCAAGGCCAGGAAAGTTATCCCAAATTCTGTCATAAGCCTTTTGGCTTGGAGTAATATATGTAACAGAATCTTGAGAACCAACAAAAAGTCGGTCCATAGGAAACTGTGCGCCAGTCTCTGCTTGCATATATTTGCCAAAATCTTCTTCTGCTAACTTAGCAGCCTCAGTTGAATTCTTTCCCTTTAATTGATATTCGTTAAAAAGCCCATAGTAATAATCACGATATAATGAATCTGGTTTAGTTTCTACATATTGTGGAGTACCAAGAATTGAGAAAAACTGTGTACGAAACTTACGGAAGTAAATGCTTTTAGCACCGTCATTAATAGACTTCTCTGTTGGCTTAGGGCCCTTGCCCATATCATACAAAATCCACTGACGATTGCTTTCTGAAATTTTAGAGTCAACAAACATTTTATTTGTTTCATCTGCGCTTAGGCTAATAACTAAGTTGCGG